CATCCATGTAAAAGAGCAGAATATCGACATGCTGAGCCTGTCCGGTCACAAGTTCCACGGCCCCAAGGGCGTGGGCGCCCTGTACTGTCGCCGGGGCATTGCCCTGACCAATCTGATCGAGGGCGGCGCACAGGAGCGGGGCAAGCGGGCCGGCACCGAGAATATTCCCGGTATTATGGGCCTGGCTGCGGCACTGAAGGAAGCCTGCGACAATATGGATGAACACATGGCCCATGTGGCGGCTATGCGTGACCGGCTGATCAAGGGTCTGTCGGAGATCCCTCACTGCGCCCTCAACGGCGATCCTGTGAACCGGCTGCCCGGCAACGTCAGCTTCTGCTTCGAGGGTATCGAGGGTGAGAGTTTGCTGCTGTATCTGGATGCGATGGGCGTGTGTGCCTCTTCCGGCTCTGCCTGCACATCGGGCAGCCTGGATCCCAGCCATGTGCTGCTGGCCATCGGCAGAGTCCACGATGTGGCCCACGGCTCTCTGCGGCTGTCTTTGAGCCACTACAACACCGAGGAAGAAATCGACCATGTCCTGCAGGCCGTGCCCCAGGTGGTGCAGCTGCTGCGGAATATGAGCCCTGTGTGGAGAGATCTGCAGGAGGGCAAGAGAGCGTATATTCTCTAATTGACAAGCGTAGAGCGGGCCCTTGGTCCCGCCGGCGGGAGTAAACCCCCGCCCTACAATGGTTTAAGATATTAGGAGGAAACGAATATGGCACTGTATAGTGAAGTTGTTATGGATCATTTTATGCACCCGAGAAATGTGGGTGTTATCGAGAACGCCGACGGTGTTGGCACTGTGGGCAACGCCAAGTGCGGCGACATCATGAAGATCTATCTGAAGATCGAAGGCGACATCATCGCCGATGTGAAGTTTGAGACCTTTGGCTGCGGCAGCGCCATCGCGTCCTCTTCCATGGCTACCGAGATGATCAAGGGCAAGTCTATCGAAAATGCTATGGAGCTGACCAATAAGGCGGTTGCCGAGGCCCTGGAGGGTCTGCCCGCCCACAAGATGCACTGCTCTGTCCTGGCGGAGGAGGCCATCAAGTCCGCACTGAAGGACTACTACGACAAAAACGGCATCCCCTACGACGCTTCCCAGTTCCCCGACTGCGAAAACTGCGAACACTGCCACTAAATAATGGACAATGTACAATGGACAATTGACAATTGGGGCGGGGAAAGTGCAAAGTGCAAAACGCAAAACGCAGAACGGTGTCATTCTGAGCCGACAGGCGAAGAATCCCCTTCGACGGTGCAGGAACTTCTTAAGATGAGGATCCTTCTCTGCGCACAGGATGACAAACGTTGTACGGTAACTGCGTAAATAATTGTCAACTATCAATTGTCAATTGGAAAGGGAGTATGGTATGATCGTATCGACGAAGGGGCGGTATGCCCTGCGGGTGATGGTGTACTTCGTGCTCCATGGAGGCGACGGCTACATCCCCCTCAAGGAGATCGCAGAAGCGGAAGGCATCAGCCAGAAATATCTGGAGAGCATTATGACCACCCTCAGCAAGGCCGGGTTTGTGGACGCGATCCACGGCAAGGGCGGCGGCTACCGTCTGAACCGGAAACCGGAGGAGTACACCGTCGGCAGCATTCTGAAGCTGACGGAAGGCTCTCTTGCCACCGTGTCCTGCACCACACAAGGTCCCAGCGCCTGCGGACGGGCCAGCTGCTGCCACACGCTTCCCATGTGGGAGCGGCTGGATGCCATGGTCAATGACTTTTTCGAGGGCATCACCCTGAAAGACTTAATGGAAGAACAAAAAGAAAAGACCGCTCATTGAGCGGTCTTTTTTTGCGCGGAGTCCGCGTGGACAATTCGGGACTGTAAGATTGCGGTTATCCGACGCATCATGATTGTGCCCGGTTCGATGGTGTGGCAGAGGACGCATTGACAAGGTGGTCATAAAATAAGGCGTAGCTGGTTTCCACCTTGGCAAGGCTGGTCAGATACAGCAGGCCAAGGGCCACGGCATAGACCAGGTAGCACACCAGGTACAAAACATTACTGTCCACAGGCAGGCTTACTTCCAGCAGTGTCAGCAGCTCCGGTACATACAGAATCAAGCTTAGCAGCGCCGTCAGCAGGTAGTACCACCACCAGCCAAGGTCCAGCTTCACAAGCTGCCAGCGGTGGCGGTGGATCAGACGGCAGCTTTCCCACATGGCCCGGACAGCACCGGGGCGGTCTGCGTCCAGCACCCGGTAGAGGGCAAGGCGGAACTGGTAGCTTAAAAACAGCGACAGGGCCATCACAAGGGAGATCCACACCACATACAGCGGCCCCATGGCGGAAATGACAGCGCTTTGGATCTCGGGGGTCAGCTCGGTGGAGGTATACAGGATGCCGGTCATGGATTCCAGTAAAGTTGTGCCCCAGGGGGTTACCAGGAAGACCGGCATTACCACCATCAGCAGGGCGTAGGAGGCGGCAAAATATACAAAGCTTTGGCACAAAGACAGCCGAAGCAGTACGCCCCATCGGCGCAGGCCGCCCAGCAGATGGCCGGTTTCCACCGTTTGGCTTCGGGCAAACCCTATGGCGCAGCAGGTGAAGCCGGCGGTCCACAGGGGCAGGAATGCCTGGGCAGCCAGCGTAATGAGCATTTCTACGGTGGAGATCAGTGTCCGCTTGCCCATATCTCCCAGTCCGCCGGTGCGTTCCATCAGCAGATCGCACACAAGGGCGGTCAGCGCTACTACCAGGCCGACGGCCAGGTATACAGCGGTGTAACGGGCAACGATAGGCCTGGCCGGGGCGGTAAGGGTTTTGGCGGCGCAGCGAAGGTCTTTCGGTCTGAGAGAGTTCATAGGCGGCTCCTTTGGAAATGACTTTTTGCTATCATACCACGGTTTCCCTCTGTTGACAAGGGTACAAAAGCGGTACTTTTCAACAGGAAAATTTCAGATGCAACGGCGAAAGCGACTGGGCGGCAGTCGCTTTCGCCGTTTTATAAGGTGGGACAAATGTGGGACGATTTTCGCAAGCCGGCAGGGTATAGTGGTGGCGTAGGATCGATCGAAGGAGGTGGTTTGGTGGAAGGTATTACGGAGCAGCGGGTGCTGGAGGAACTGTGGGCTATCGCCGGGGCAAGGGCCACAGATTTTCTGGAGATCAAGGACGGGCAGCTTGCTGTCCGGGATACTGCCGACCTGCCGGACAGTCGGGCCATTGCGTCGGTGGAGCGCTCCACCACCGGCATCAAGGTCAAATTCTACGACAAGCTCCGGGCGCTGGAATTGCTGGGCAAATATCTGGGCCTGTTTGACAGCACAGCTGCCCGGGAAAGCGAGGACAACAATCTGCTGGAGGCCATCGTGGCTGCAGCGGCACAGGAGGTGAGCGTCCATGATCTACCGGAGCTTCAGCAAGCGGCAGCTGCTGGCGATGACCTGGTGGAACAGACCGAAGCTGAAGGAACATGACGCCATCCTCTGTGACGGTGCGGTGCGCTCCGGCAAGACGGTGGCGCTGACGGTGGGCTTCTTCCTGTGGGCCATGACGCGCTTCAACGGCAAGGTCTTTGCCCTCTGCGGGCGGACGGTGGGTGCGGTGCGGCGCAATATCACCGTCCATCTGCACAGCTGGCTGGGCGGTCTGTTCCGCATCACCGAAAACCGGGCGGAGAACCGGTTGACGGTGGAATACGGAGGTCGGCGCAATACCTTCTACCTTTTCGGCGGCCAGGATGAAAGCTCTGCATCCGTCATTCAGGGTATTACCCTGGCGGGGGTATTGCTGGATGAAGCGGCGCTGATGCCCCGGTCCTTTGTGGAGCAGGCCTGCGCCCGATGCTCTGAGCCGGGGTCAAAGCTGTGGCTTTCCTGCAACCCCGGTCATCCGGAGCATTGGCTCCACCGGGAATGGATCCAAAAGGCAAAGCAGAAAAACACGCTGCACCTTCACTTTACCATGGAAGATAACCCGGCACTGGATCCCATGGTGCGCCGCCGGTATGAGAGTCTGTACACCGGGGCTTTCTACCGCCGGTATGTGCTGGGACAGTGGTGCGGCGGAGAGGGCCTGGTGTATGAGTTTGACCCGGCTGTTCATGTGGTGAAGGCGTTGCCTGCCCAGGGGCGGTGGTTCATCTCCGTGGACTACGGCACACAGAATCCATTCTCCGCCGGACTGTGGTGCGTCAGTGGGGGCAAGGCGTACCGGGTCCGGGAATTCTACTACAGCGGGCGGCAGACAGGAAAGCTGCGCACCGACCGGCAGTATCATGAGGATCTGGTGAAGCTGGCGGGAACTGCACCGGTGGAGCTGGTGATCGTGGATCCAAGCGCATCGTCTTTTATAGCGGAGCTGCGGCGGCAGGGGGTGTTTCGGGTACGCAAGGCCAACAATGCGGTGCTGCCCGGCATCCAACTGGTGACCCGGCTTTTACAGCAGCGGCGGCTGCTGGTGGGGGAAAGCTGCCGGGATGCCATCCGGGAGTTTGGCCTGTACCGATGGGCGGAGGGGTCGGATTCCCCGGAGAAGACCGACGATCACGCCATGGATGAGATCCGGTATTTTGCCATGGCGGTGCGGAGACTAATTGATAATTGACAATGGACAATTGACAATTGGGAGCCGGGAAGGGGTGCGATAGGGGGCGTAGGGACACAGCTCCTGCGGTGTCCGCCCATACACAGGGAAATGAGGAGGAACAATGAAACAATTTGATTATCAGCAGGCATTTGGAGCCTGGGACAGGACATCGCCTGCTATGCAGGAGGCCATCGCCGCATGGAACAGGCTCTACTATGGCAAGGGCGACAGCTGTCAGCGCATTGCCTACACCCTGGTGGGTAAGCTGGTGCGCACGGTATTCAGTGAGTATACCGCCGCCTGCGACCACCCTTTTTACAGCCGGGTGCTGGCAACGCTGGATAACAGCCGCAGCCGGGCCATGCAGGTGGCACTGGTGGGCGGCAGCTGCTGCATCAAGCCCTGCCCCAAAGAGGGCGGCTTTGATTTCACGCTGATCCCCAGAGATCACATACTGGTCTTTGGCAGGGACAGCGCAGGCCGGCTCACCGATGTGGGACTGACCCAGCGGTGTGTCCGGGGCAGGTACTATTACACGCTGTTGGAGCGCAGAACGCTCCACAAGGGTGCGCTGACCATCGAAAACCG